CTCCTGTGATTGCGGTTTAGTGTTCGTTATTAGTGAATGTAAGTGATAAACAATCATTCATTTAACCCCTACACCTATATTATACCACTTGTCAAGAGCTTTGTCAAGAGCTTTTGGCGGCCGTGTTACTCGCCGGCCGTGTTACTCGTTACTTACAACACTTCTTCTTACACCCCCATCCAGAGATGTAATCTGGTACATAGTCCATACTGTCAAAGTGTTCTCTGAGTTCTTTTCTCACATGAGCCTTGAACCCATCTGATATAGACGCGCTGTCTATAGCGGCCATGTTCTCTTCGTGTGTGCCTGTCAAGTCAATCATACTCAATTAATCTCCTTTAGGGTGTAGCCCATTTCAACAAGGGCTTGGTTATATTCATCTTCCATCCTCTTCTTGTGTTTCCAGTTCTCTAACACGTCCTGAAGAAGTTTCTTTCTCATCTCTTTAGTCATACTCATCTCTCGTTTGGGTTATACTAGCAAAAGTTTCTCTCTTGCCAGCCGATGTATATAATTATCCTCCTTTGAGTGCCGCTTGTCAATACAATTCTGCAATTATTACGCCGTTGGTATTAGAGGGAATACAGAGGCCGCGCTCCGTTTGAGGGGGTAGGTAATAAATGCCTAGTGAGTAATACAAGTGCCGTGCCAAGCGCTACCTTCAAGTATCGTACCATTTGGCCGTTGTTCCTGTGTAATTGTGCGCTGTTTATAGGATTTTCTGCAGGGTGGGGGTCGTGTTGAGAGCTGCATTGGTGTGTAGTAGTCATTGGTGTGTGCTGGGACAGGCGTAAATGGGGGGATTAAGATGACTGACTAGCGCGACATAGCGCAGGTTTATTTGCCATTTAATTCAGCGCACCTAAGCGCACCCAATCGCACCGAATTGCCCCTATGAATAACGCTCGGGGGTGCAACAAGTCATCCCTACTGTGTTACTGTTACTGTTCATCCTTATAGAGAGCCTTCATGTGCAACCAGAATGCTATGGTTGATTCATCTCCTTTGTGTCTAGTCTTATTCATACTGTTGTTCTCTTTTCGTTCAGGTAGTAGATAGTTCTTTCATGTGAGTATTGTATCGCTCCTTCTATTCCAGTGATTCTATCTAGCGAATCTTCTGACCATAATCCGTAAAGGTTGGGTGCCATTCCTACCTTGTACATTTTCTGTGTATGAGCTCTTACTCTTGTTCCTTTGATGTGTGTTATTTCTTTCATTTGTAATACCCATCTGAAAGGTAATATATGAACGCGTCGATTAGGTCTGGTTCACCCCAACTAGCTACTATAATAGATGTGATGAATATCATATACCAGAATGATGCCCATGTATTCGCTGTGTTGTTCTTAGTTTCTGTTTCAAATGAAGTGTCCATGTTAATGTCCTTTCAGTTCTTCTATTCTTGATTGTATATAACCTTCTGTGGTGGGTCTGTATGAATCGGGTTTTTGATGGCCTGTTCTAATCCGATGTTCAAGAGACTGCCCGCGCTGAATGGCATCTCTTTGAACTTGATAGTCGCTTCTTCTGCGTAAAGCTTTTGTTCTAATTCTTCTATAGAGAGCTCTTCAAGTTTAATCTTGTAATGTGAGAGTAAAGAGCGTATGATAGCGTCTCTCGCGTATCCATATGATTGTTCTTTCTGTTTTTGCGATTTCATTGGTTCCTTATAATGATGTTGTTATTTGATATCATATCGTTACCGTTTAATCCCTCTGCTGTCTCTTTGATTAGTCTAATGATTTCGCTGAGATATCTGTATCCACTTTGTCTGCTTGTGGTCTTAACATTTCAGAGTAAGTTTGGTGCATATCATTGACTGTAATTTTTATTTCTTTTACATCTTGTTTTATGTCATATACCACTAGAGAAGTCCATATCAATAGTGCTAATGTTATTGCGGCGAGTACTCCTAGAAATAATGTATCGTCTACTTTTTGTGATGTTTTATGCATATTCTTTATACCTTATTGATTGAATTAATGCCCCGCATCATAGCTCTGACCTCTGCAAATCCTCCTATCAGAGTATCATCAATCACTACTTGTGGAACTGTTCGTATTGTTGTATCGTACTTGGTTTGTATTTCTTCAAGTATCGTCTTGTTTATCATGATTTCTTCTATTTCATAATCATTGTCTTTGAGTAAGGTCTTTACTCTATCACACCAACTACATGATAATCCTCTGTAAATTGTTGCTTTCATTTTTGTATTTCCTTTATTCTTTGTTCAATACCAGAGATAGTAGTGTGAATAGTACCTGTACCAGATGGTTGTAATCGCGATTTGTGTACTTCTACTTCATCTCGCAATACTGATAGTCTTATTTCATCGAGTGGAACTGCTGCTATTCTTGTCATTAGATTGTCTAAATTTGTAGCAGTATTTGCCATTGTTTCTTCTTGTTTGTTATCCATGTGTTACTCTTCCTTTAGCGACCATTGAGTTCTCGGCCAAGCATCATGGGGGTTATATCCAACATATGTAAGTTCACAATACTCAACATTACCCACATACTCTTGTGGACATGGTTCTGGGCTGGTTATTATAATCCATGTTAAAATAATAGACTGAACTACTAACATTGCTGTAGTTGTTATAATCATCCGTATGGTTTTTGTTCGGTGTTTCTATGTGGTGCGGACTTCTCTACACATTGACGATAAGGTTTTGAGAAATCCTTCCTCGTTCCTCTTGTTCCTCTCTTCATACCGATGTCTTCCCAATAACCATAACATCCTGTTTGAATTTGTCTTACTGCTTCACATCCAACGAATATTGTTGACATCATCATCACTAAAATTAATACTGCTTTGTGCATGTTATCTCTCTATTTTTAGCTGTGTATAGTGTCTGGTTGTTCATAATTCGGGTCTACACGGAAATATAGTGTAAAAACCATACAGGAACACCAGTAGGATATAGAAAACTATTTCATATAGCTATTATACACTATTTTTTTGTATTTGTCAAGTCGTTGAATGGTGTTTAGGAAGGTCTAAGTAATAATATTTTTATTCTGGAAATGATTCTAATTGTTCTATCATGTCATCCACATCTTCTTTTGTGGGGAATCTGCCCAAGGTTTCTTTGGAGAGAAATAGTTTTCCACTACGAAATATATCAAATTGGCTTCGTTTTCCCTCTTCTATTTCGCACGTATCCAAAAGATTGTTATTAATGTGAGCAGCCAAACTGGTTGCTTGAGGATAATAGTTTCAGGTTGGACAATATTTTATAGTAAACATGGGTTTCCTAATTGAATTTAAATCTTCTATCTACATGCCTAATTTTAGGTATACCGTGATCGTATATGTAGGCTTCTTTGATTGGGCCCTCAATGTTCTTATCCCAATAGTCCAAGAACTTTCCAATTCGTGGATAGTCTGGTAGTTGATCTTTCGTTTGCCAAACAAATTCATTCACTATACTCAAATAATCTGGAATATAATAGACAACCTGCACTGATGCAACCGTCCATTTTTTGATTATGATTTCCACCATATACGACTACCTCCATGTAAGTTTGTGTTACGGCAATTCCCTCTCCTTATAGTGGAAAAAGGATTCACTGTTGAACGATTTGTCGCAAATATACATATCAAAATGTGGCTTGTTTCCTATCTCTAAGTGATGATACTGACATCCCCACTCTTCTAATTGATTACGAGTGAGTTCTGTAAAATCTTCCCCCGATACACACCCCCTTGCAGTCCAATATGTGATGTTATGTCCTTCATCATATAAAGCATTAATAACATCTATTCTAGCATAGTGGGGTGTAGCTTGACTATACTGTGATGGCACATCAATGCCATGTTGAAATGGAGTGTCGCATATTGTTCCGTCAATATCAACGTATATTATTTTTTTAAAGTCCATTTTCAATTAACTTCATCTAGGTATTTTAAATCGTTTTTTGCTTCTTCAAGTTGTTCATAAATCATTTTTAGAGATTCCTTCTGTGCAGCAGCATGGTCTTCTAAAACCTTTTCAAATGTTGCTATTCTATCCACTACTTGTTGTCTAACTTTTGGATACATACTATTTGGCAACTTTTCATATTTATTCTCCTGTCTCATCCACCTGCTCCATTTGTTTTTTGTTACTAATTTCTTGTCTTCGTTTAGATAAATTATATAAAGCTACAGTTATGTCTTGCAGCGCCCTATCATCCATATAATCTAGATAGTTGATGATTCTCATTTTCCTTACCTCATTATCCAGTTCAACTTCCATCTGACCACACTCTCTTTGGGTTATTTTTAATTTTATGTCTTTCCATTATTAGCTTCCTTGCTGAAGGGTTATCCTCATTCCATTGTTTGGCTCTAGTTATACATTTTTCTTTATTGTTCTTATACCATTCCTTCTGACTTTTCTTTTTCTTTTCACTACTCTTTTGTTGTTCAAGGACTACTTCTTTATTTCTATGATACCATTCTCTCTTCTGTCTCTTTCTCAGAGTACTTTGATTCATGATTTCAAAGAGTTGATGGAAGTTGTCAGTTGAGTCGTGCAAGAAGCTCTCTCCAGCCGTATTTACATATCCAATAAGAATCTACAATATCAGTTGTAGGATTCGTTAGTTTATTTGATTTTGGTCTAAGGGTTTTCTGAAGGTCTGATGGTGTATTAGATTCCTCATAAAATGCGTCACACATTAATTCCTTGTTCGCATTACCCTTCCCTGTGGCATATTTTTTAATAACTGTGGGTGGTATTGATGTGAAGGTCTGGTTTGCTTTATACATTTTATGTTTGAGTAATCCAGAATTTTCTGCAACAGAACGAACATAAGATTTACCAGAAGTAGCAAATGCGTATCCCTCTATGAATACCTCACATCCATCAATGATATTCATTGCCCAATCCGAAAGTAAATCATGTCTCTGTTCCTCCGTGTTCCATTCTGGATAAATGTCTGCGTGTAAATTTAAAATCTCATGTGGGGTGGCCCGTTTGAGTCGTTGTGCAGTTTCCAAATAATATACATCACACATATTAAAGTTAAACTGTCTATTATCATTGGTTTCTTTCCATACACATATTGCAGGAGATGTTAGTGAATAATCAATCCCAGCCAGTTTCTTCATCATTTACACTCTCTGCAGGTTCTTCAATTAAATTACTGCAAAAAGGACAACACTCAATAGAATGTTTAGGTCTGTCTTTCATCATATACTTAATTGTGTATTCTTCGTCGCAGTAATCGCACAATATCTCATAAAGTATATAGTCATCTTCATTTATTTTAATGTTTATGGGCATCAAATTTCCTTCATTTAAGTTAAATAGTATCTCTAACATCTACTGGTTTTTTATTCTTAGCTTTTGTTATATTCGCACACACTGTTGTAGTATCATAAACATACTTATTATTAGCAGGTGTGAGTATCCTTATCTCTCCAAGATTAGCTAGGAACCATTCGTAGTCGTGGTCTTCTTCGTATTTTGATATGGTACACTTAACTATTTCAAATACTTCATGTGGTTGTAACATCTGCTGAATTGAAGGATAACTCGCCATTGTATGAAAGTATCGGGCATACCAATACTCTTTCTTCTCTTGAGGCCAAGGGTTGTGAGTAACCTGTTCAGCTTGTTTCATCTCTATTTGAGCAGGAACTTTTTTCTCCACTTGTTCCTGTGATGGTGTCATGTTTATTGTACACCCTGTGAATAATATTGTAAATATAATGATGATTAGTGTATGTTTCATCTAGTCCTTATTAAATTATTTCACAACCCCCTGCCGTACATGCCAACTCTTGACTTGCTATGGTGTAGTCTTGTGATTCGTATTTTGATAACTCTGCCCAATCCACATTTTTAGGCATCGTCTTTAAGGCTTCTTTATACTCTTCCTCTGTACAATCTTGATATGGTGCCTGACGATATACATGCTCACTAAATGGAAGAAATGATATACCACTAATAGAATCAAAATGTTCGTACACCCAAGCTGCTACTTCAACCCACTCATCTTCCTTTACGGAAATTGTAACAGATGGTTTATGTTCACACCAACTTTCTGCATAAACTTTCCAAAGTTCTAATTGTTCCAATGCAGTCATATCCATACGACATATTGCTCCTTTTGGAGTTTTCATTGGAAACGAAAAAACTGTTGTATGTTCTGGTTTTGTCACATCTGCCTCATTTGGAAATTCCATATCTTGCATGAGTTTACAAAGAGGGTCTTTATTGTCTGCTCTTACAGTCCTAATATAAAAAGGATTGTGTCTTGCATGAATACCAGAAGCAGAATCAACGAGCTGTGAAACAGTCCCGCTCGGTTTAACGCACGTGATTGCTGCACTAGTAGGGATACCAAGTTTTTCAGACCATTCTTTATTCGTTTCATAAGCCACATTTCGTAATTCTTCAAGTAATTCTGCTAAACCTTTTTTAGATCCATTTGTAAGTGGATTGTCCATTATTCCTGTAAGTGATACTCCCAATAATCGTTCCTCTTCACAATTCTTTTTCCACTCTCTTGAAAGGTATTTGAACTCGGTAAGGGTAGATTGAAATGTTCCAAGGATAGCTGCAGTTCTAACCTTTTCTTTGAGAGATTCGCGAGTGTCTTCTCGTCTGACAACGCACTCTGAGAGGTTACAGAATTCTCGTGACCGTAAAATGATCTCACTGCAAGGATTTGTGCCAAAGTCCTCTTTAGCGATTCGTCTTGTAATAAATTCTCCATCTCCATCTTTATATCTTTCATTTAATTGTTCAACTGTTTTTTTGGCTGACATGCCATTATAAATTCCTCGTTCTCCTGACTTTGAATCGTATAGGGAAAGCCACTCTCGCATGAAAGTTCCAACATCTGGTTTTTCTTTATAGTTAACCGA